TCATTGGTGTTACAGCTAATGTTATCACAGTTACAGATCCATTGCTATACCTAAGAAATTCTAATGTAAGTGTATACAATTATGATATTGGTTTCTACAGTGCGTTTACTGGCACAGGTCTAGGTACAATTAATCAATATCAACACACCGCTGTTTTCCGTAATCCTTTAAATAACACATGGAATTTTGTAAGTAACCTTGCAGAACCTAGTGCAAGTTACATTACTATTGACAGTACTACTGTCTACGATCCAATTAAAGCTGGTAACTTGCAATTAACAGTTACTACAGACAGTATAAATGCAACTACTGGTGCGCTGATTGTAGCTGGTGGTGCTGGTATTGGTGGTAACATATTCCAGACTGGTGCATACCATGATTCAAGTTCTAGCAACTTTATCCATATGCCAACGCCAACTACGGCTAACAACTTTGCAAGTGCTACAACAATATTCTATGGTGCACCTACTGGCGACTTTGTTATTCGTAACCAAAATATCAGTACAGTACAAACAGGCACAGTAAACCTACTCAATGCCAATGTTACAACACTAAACTTTGCTGGAGCCGCAACCACAATCAGCGTAGGCGCTGCAACAGGTACAACAACATTTAACTCAGCTACCAATGGCGCTACTTATAGAGCAGGTGCTGTGGTAATCAGTGGTGGTGTTGGTGTAAACGGTAACTTAAATTTATCTAGAAGTAATTACATAACACTCGGTGCTGACCTAAACAGTAATATTGTTTATCCAGAAAACTCAGTACAGGTAACAACAACTTCTAACGCAAGTTCTAGAATCAGTATTCAAAATACTAATACAGGACTGTTAGCAACTAGTGAATTTAATGTAATATCTAGCAATGGTTCTAACACGTCAGCTTACATGTCAGTTGGTATCACTGGTCAAAATTACCAATCAGCCTCTGCACCAATACTTAAACCTCAAGACGGGTATACATACACTTCAACTGGTAATTTAATATTAGCTAGTGCGAAAGACATATTAATGTCTGCAGGCGGATTAACGGCTATTGACATTATTGTTAGCAATGCAAACGGTAATGTTGGTGTACAAAATTCAACAGCGGCAACATCGAGTACTACCGGTGCATTAACATCGGTTGGTGGTATTAGTACACAGGCTAACTTATACACAGGCACAGGGGCAACAATCAATACTAATAATGGTATTGAAGGATTTACTGTTAAGAGCAGTAAATCAGGTAACGTGGCTATATTTGCTAACGTTGCCACACAAAATGGTGCCGCAACAGAATCAGTGATTATTGGTGGCGGCAACTTAGCTGTACAACCTGGGGTACTATTAAAAGTCAGTGGCGTAACATCAATGATGGTACCGGTTGGTCCTACATCAGCACGCCCAAGTAGCATATTAGGTGCAGGATATGATGCACAGGGTATGATACGTTTTAATACTACTAGCACCTTGTTAGAGTATTATGATGGTACACAATGGCAGGCTGCAGGTAGTGCGTTTACTGTTATTAGCGATCGCCAATTCCAAGGTAATGTACCGGCAGGCTACGGTAACGTTGACGGCACTAACACAACATTTACTATCCAAAGTAATTCAACCACAGCAGGTACACTGGTAAGCATCAACGGTGTGATGCAGTTCCCAGTACTGGCCTACAGTGTTAGTGGTACAACACTGACATTTACAGAACCGCCAGCACCAACAGATATTATTGACGTTCGTGTGTTGACAACAACTACATCGGTTACTACTATTTCTAGTGCCAATGGTCTGAATCAATTAATTGCTGACACCACAGGTGTGAGCTTATGGTCTGGTACTAGTGCAACTACGGAACGTATATTAGTTGACCCAGTGGGCAATTTTAACATCTTAACTGGTAGTAAAATTACCTACACACAAACACCAACTAATATACCAACTACAGCTACTCCTGTACTAATTGACAGTTGGAGTCAAACAGCTTATACTAGTGCAACATATGAAGCACAAGCTAAAGTTGGCTCAACTAATATGGAAGTCTATAATGTTAAAGCATTAACAGATGGTGCTGGTAATGCGTTTGTGTCGGTGTACGGAGTAATCAATAACGGTACAACATTTGGTACATTTAGTGCCAACGTTGGTGGCGGTAATGTAAATGTCTACTACACATCATCAATAGCACAGGCCAATGTTAAAGCATTTGGTACTTACATAGTATAAAGGTAAAAGATGTTAAACATTTCAAAAAGGTATCGCACAGATTATCAAGGCGAAGACATACTTACCGCTCGTACACACGAAGGGCACAATTGGCATGATGTCGTAGAAACAGTGCCTAATGCCATTACTAATAGTCAGTTATCAAACCGTGCTGTAGTAATTGGCAACGGTGTTAATAGATTAGATTTTAATCTTAATAACCTAAAACATCCTAGCGGATTATTGGGTGCAAGAACTCTGCAAACCTACGGTTGTAATGCATTGTACAGAGATTTTAGTCCTGATTTTTTAATAGTAGTAGGTGATGCTATTATCCAAGAAATCGCCACCACAGGTCCTTATGTAAACGATAATATTGTCTATACCAGAGCACAATCTTTATTAGCTTACCCAGGAAAGTTTTACCTAATTCCATATGACCCATATGCAGATGCAGGCACTACTGCGGCATACATTGCGGCCTTTGATGGACATAAAACTATCTATATGTTGGGGTTTGATGGACAAGACAGTGCAGGGTGGAATAATAATGTCTATGCTGGTACTAATGGCTACGACTCAGCACAAGCCGACGTAGGACACGACAAATGGATTGGCAGTCGTGCTGCATTATTTACAACCTACGATGAAGTTGATTTTGTTTGGGTTACACCGCGCGGAACTAATCTAGTACCAGAACTACACAAAGCCTGTCAAAACTTTAGACAAATTAGTTTTAGAGATTTTGTAACAGAAGCTGACTTATAAGACTGATTCTAAGGTCTTGATCTTTTTACTCACAGCATCAAAATTAATAGTACGCCAAACCCCTGGATGTAAGGGCTTAGGGTGATCTTCTAACGGCACCCAACAAAATCCGCGATGCTCATGATTTAATTTTGGTGTAAATTCTTCGTCTACTGGAATTAAAAAAGTATTGTATGAAAATTTACCATTGTCGCTGGTAAATTTTTCTATAGGAATAACCTTGACATCATAGAAGTTGTAGCCTAATTCTTCACTAAGCTCTCTATATAACGATTCTAAAAGCAATTCACCTGGATCAATTTTACCGCCAGCTAGGCCCCAAGTACCTGAATACTTGTCACCGTCACGTAATAGGAATAGATAACGACCAGTTGAAACGCTGTAGATGAATGTGCCTACACCTGCTATATGACCAAGGTCCATAGGCCGTTTTTGTACTCGCCCTCGTAGCTTTTCACCCATTGTTGAAGAGTCCATTTGTATTGAGTTCCTGTTGTGAGATTGCTTACATATTGTAGCGTAGTATCGTTCTGGCTGTCAAATGATACAAACCAATGACTGCCATTCCACTGTATAATATCATTGGCATTGGCTATTAGATCTTGTCCATCTGTGCCCTGCCAAAGTACAGGACCAGATCCACTAGGATTGTTAGAACTGCCAATGGCACCTAAGATTAAATATCTTGTGTTTACTGCACTTGGGTGCGTGATAGCAGTGGTTAAACTGCTACTAGTTGGATTAATAATAGCATTGATTGGTGCTAGGGTATTACCAGGTATGGTATCAACGTCAACATTAAATAACATCAATGTAGGATCAGTTGGATGATAGCTAACTGTGCCTACTACTTCTGTAATACCATCTGGTTGTAGTAAGCGTACTTCGCTGATGCCAGGAGCAAGCACACCGTAGACATTGACAAAGTTTGCCCAATTATCAGGAGTGCCTACTTTAACTGGGGTACTGGTGATATCTTCACCACCAATGTCTCTAGGGGTTTCTATGTCCTGCATTTTTAACAATGTAAGAGTGTTGCCAATTAATAAGGTACCATAGTTCAATGGAGTGAAGTATTGGCGGTTACCTAACAGGTTATCATCGTTTAATACTGCATCACTAAGATCACCGTCGCTGTTGTGAATGCTGGCAACAATCTTTTGAATAACTCCTAACTTTTTAACTTTGGCTGGAGGAGTAATCCACACAGGTAGTTTGAATGTTAGGGTAGCAACATCAATAGGATTGTCTGTACCAATTGGCACTGATCTTGTATTCCAATTTGGACTTTCTAAATAAACAACGCTTAGGCTAGTCCAATCAATATAGTTGTCTGTTGACTGTATTTCCATAGCTGGATTGAATAAGACAATCAACTGTTCTAGTAACTGTAATTTTTGTTTGGTATTGCTGGTCCAAATATCTAACTTTAATTCTATAGTATACGGCACAGGCATACTGCGTTCAATAGTAAAGGCATTACCCTGACGATTTTCGTATTCTTGTGTGTCTTCATTGTAGTATTTTTGGCGTATGTTCATTTTGCCAACAAAAGTAGGATCCTGCACACGATCACGATCATAGGTTATGTTATTAACATACACAGTCATAGCCGGTACAGCATTTAAAGTGTTGGGTGCAGCATTGTTGGTGATAATCTGTGCTACTTGACGACTACCATCACCCCAATACACAGGCACACGTTGTAGTGTTTGGTTGCCTTGACGATCAGCACCAAATTCCACTTGAAATCCCGATACCATACGGATAAACTGCGCTAAAAAGCGTTCTATCTGTCCGTCATAAAAAAACTGTTGATTAGCTGTAGACATTATACTGTTTCCATGTTTCTTAATTTATTCAAATGATCAACCATCTCACAGGTAGCAATTTCATCTGAATTAAAAAAATCAAATACTTTTAATATATTATTGTAATATTCTTTATCACTTTCAAAAATTTTATTTTTTAATACACTTTGATGTAGCATTCGTTTTTTAGATATTTTAAAAGAGCCTTGTGCTGTGCGGAATGACATAGCTACTCTTTTAGTTAATGCGTCTTGTGTTTTGTGTATAAGATCCCCACGCATGATCAGTAAATCCCCCTCAGCTAGTTCAGGAGAAAATTTATAATTGTCAATATTAGCAGGAAGAATCCATTCACTATCTAATTCATCATCATATACGTTGGTGATGTTATTGTTGGGTATATATCTACACGCCCCTTTGTTGATGATATGATCAATGTATTGCGGAATGTTTTTTTGTAAAATATCAAAAGGCACTATACTCAATCCAGACAGACTAGGATTTTCTTTTATAAAAGGTATATAAAAATTTAGGTAAGTTAAACTTTGTTGCCAAGTATAATAACTACCATGCTCTTGATGGTATGGATATCCATCATTGGCAAAAGTTTCAGTGGTGATATAACTAATCCCTGATACCTGAGTGTCAATAGTAGGATCAATGCTTACTGATAAATTTAATAATCTTGGTACTAAGATTTCATATAATCTATTATTTGAACACTCTGTAGGAGTTAATTTATAAGTTTCTTGCAACAAACTATGTTCTTCTGCTGTTAAGAAATTTTTTATAATAGCATATCCGCAAGTATTGATCTTTGTAGTTAAGCTGTCCATTATTCATTATCCGCTGAAGGACGCAAGGCCTGCGATAAACTCTGACGTTGTGGTACTACTCTTGAGTAGACAGTGTATTCTATTGTGTCGCCTAGGTTGTACAGGGTATTGCTGACTGTAAATCCAATGTTACCACTGGCATTAGCAATGGTAATATTATCTAATTCACCTGGTATAATTAAGTTGTTAAGTTTAACCTGTACACCATAGGTACTTACATAACCTAGGGTAGTAATAATATTACCGCTGGTGTAGCTAAACGAACTAGTAATAGCGTTGGCTGGCGGTGTGTACGGATTAGCTACTCTGATAACGTCAGATCCAACTGAGTTTTCATAGAACTTATCGTAGTCATTCATAAAGCCACTTAGTTGTGTTTGATTTAATGCGCCTGGTGTTAGGTTAGTTCTCACGGCATCCTCTATTTTGACCCAACGACGCCCATCAAAGCGGAACAGTCTATTAGGCACATAGTCTAATCTTAGATAGAAATCACCAGTCATAGGACCAGCTGGGAATGATATACCTGCGGCCACTGTGGTACCATTTGGAGGAACCCCATCACCTGTTAGGTATCCTTCTACCTTGGCATCAGGTGGAGTGATTGCTGAACTAGCATCATCAACAACGTCGCTGGCATCATCTGTAATATCTGTAGTGTCTTTGCCAACAGGACTTCCAGGAGAGCCATCATCATTTAATGGACCTGTGTAGATTGATGTAGTGTCATATCCACTAGCTGGCACGTCTTGTTCTGCACGAGTTACAACAGCATCATTGATAGCAGTGTATTTGTCCAGAGTGCTCAACACTTGTCCAATAGTCTCAGTGGTATTATCACCAGCAGCAATCTGACTGATGATGTCTTTGTATTCTTGACTGTCTACTAGTGGTGCTAGTTTAACACGCCATAGGTGTGGCCAATAAGTTGGAGCGAAGCCCTCTGCTGAACGAGTAGCATCTTGTATAGTATAAAAACGTTTGAGAGCTACAGGCAAACCTTGATCTAAAGGATAGTAGTCAACAAAATTAGGCATTTCTAGTACATCACCTACCATTAACTTACGTCCTAGAGTCTGCACCATATCCTGATAGTGGAATGTAGCAAACATAGTATCGCCAGTTAGGAATAGGCCAAACTGTGTTAGGTCAAAGTCGTTGTCATTAATACGATAGATAGTGCGCATAGTATATACTGATGTATCATACTTGCGATCACGGTTTTCTAAAAATAGTAAATCCTGTATGCCCGTAATACCGCTACTGAGTGGGCTGGTATTGCCTGGCTCTGTAGCACTGATATTAGGTTGATCCAATGGACCTAAATACAAGTGAATGTTGACGTCAACTCCACCAACGGTAAACATTTCATGCATACGTTTGTCAAAAAACGTATCGTCATTACCTTTGGTTGGTTTATAAAGACTAAGTCTTGGCATTAATGAATCCTAATTATCTAGTATTTATCGCGATTGACTTTTAGTCAAAATGATGTTATACTACGAAAATGGAAAATAAGATACAGACTAGTATGGATTGGGCAGAAGTGCAAAGCCGCATAGAAGCTCCAATACGTACTATGAAACGGTACAGCCACGAAATGTGGAACATTAGCCATAATATTGGACTTATGGTTAAAGATGTAAGTAAAGAAGAAATTAACTGCCGTAGATTGGGTAAGCAAACCCGTTTACACAAAGAACTGGTTGACAAAGTCAATGAAGAGATAGCAAACTATGAACGTATGATAACTTTTGCTGTTCTACTTGCGGGATAAAAATGAAACACTCTTGGACACAACCGTCTTATCCAGATGGAAAATATAATAGATTATATCAAGCACAACGTACTATTAATCTACACAATGATTTGGTTAAACTAGATAAGTTAGAACCAATTACAGATCTAACAGAAGCTGCTAAATATCTCAATAAATTTCAGCTAGGAAAATAAAATGGTAATTATGGATATAGAAGAAGCTTATCGTGCAGTACGTGATTATGGTGAAATGCAAGGGCATTACAGTCTTTGGTCCGCTGTTAAGTGTATGGAAAATGATTGGGATGATCTTGACAGCTATGATCGTTCAGCGTATAAATTAGTTAAACGTGAGCTAGCAAATTTAGTATCAACTACAGTAGAGGAAAAACATGGCAATTAAAATAGATGGCGCAAAGAAAAAAGCTAAAGTAACCAAAGATCCTATTTTCTTAGATGAAAAATACACAGGTAGTGAAATTATCTGGGACACTGCACGAGCAATGGAGTTTACTGAAGAAGAGTTTGATCATCATTTCCGTAAAGCCATGCGCTACTATAACTACTTCTATAGTGTTAAGGATTTGAAGAAGTATTTTGTAGAATGGTTACGCCAGCACCAAGGCAAAGACAGTGCTTACCATCAATTGGATCGAGCAACCATTGACTACTATGCTAAAACTAAAGATGGCCTAACACCATTTACCGCCTGCGCTATTATCAAAGCACATACACAAGGTATGCCATTGCGTGATCGTCATGTAGAATATCTGTTAGACACAGTTAAGAAAGTTATTAAGCTACAAGAAGAACAAGCAGATGATGACGAGCCAGTGAAAGCTGATGTAAAGGTGCCTAAGACTGACGTAAAGGTGCCTACAATACAAGATCGTATGAACGCAATAGCAGACAAGCACCAACTGCACTTCTTAGAGCTAGAGGATGAGTTGTTTACTGGCAAAACTGTAGATCCTAAAGCCTACGAATATCTAAGTGGCAAAAATGTAGCACCTGCTACTCTTGCTCGTATTCTTGCTCCGTTTGAACGTAGTCGCGCAGAGTTCCTGGCCGCTAAAACTAGCAAGGATGAAGATACAGTTGATGCTTATGCGCATCTTAAGACCGCAGATTACAAACGTTTAGAAGCATTTTATCAAGCATTGTTTGATGGTTTTGCCCAATACGGACAGGTCAAGAAAGCTACTAAGAAAGCAAGTGTACGTAAACTACCGCAAAAAGAGAAACTTGTTCGTAACTTAAAATATCTCAAACAAGATACAGCACTTAAGATAGTTTCAGTTAATCCTGTAGACATCATTGGTGCACAGGTACTGTGGGTTTACAATGTTAAAAATCGTAAAATTGGTCGCTATGTAGCAGAAGACCAAGGTGGTGCATTGAATGTTAAAGGTACTACTATTACAGGATTTGACGCTAATAAGAGTACACAAAAAACTCTGCGTAAACCAGATGATCAGTTAAAAGCATTCTTAGCCGCTAATAAAGTTGAAGCACGTAAGTTCTTAGATAATGTTAAAACTACAGAAATCAAACTTAATGGCCGCATTAATGCAGATACTATTCTATTAAAAATAGCCTAGTTCATTTGTTATCCTGCGGCTGAGCATAAATACATGAACAGCAACAGGATAATTAAATGACACAGATTGGCGCACAGTACGAAGCAAACCCAGATTTACCTGGCAATATTAGTTCAACGTCAAGTAATCTAACCCCTAACCTAGCCATATATACAGACAATCTGTATGATCCACAAAAAGGCACAGGTGCAGGGCATATTGCTTTTGATGCCAACCTGCAAGCACAGTTAGACACAGTAGCTAGTAAACGTGCTGAAATCATTGACTATATCCGCCTGCGTCTAGGTGACCAAATGGTAGATGTAGAAGCTGACAAAGAACACTACGAGATGGGTATTAATCAAGCACTAATACGCTATCGTCAACGCAGTAGTAATTCAGTAGAAGAAAGCTATGCATTCCTAAACCTAGCACCAGAAACACAAGAATACATTTTACCTAACAGTATCATGAACGTTAGACAGATCTTCCGTCGTGGTATTGGTAGTGTATCAGGTACTACTGCTAGTCAATTTGAACCATTCAGCTCAGGTTATCTAAACACTTATATGTTGGTAGCAGGGCGTGTTGGCGGCCTAACTAATTATGAATTGTTTGTAGACTACCAAAAACTAGCCATGACCATGTTTGGCGGGTACATGAACTTTACATGGAATAAAGTTACTAAGAAACTAACTATTGTTCGTAAAATGCCATTTGGCTATGCTGGTTATACTGGTAATAACGAAGATGGCAATGGTCAATATGAATCAATCCTACTTTGGATAGACAACTATAAACCAGAC